ATCTGCCATTACTTACGACCCCTCATACGACGCGACCATTCCTTCCGCGAGATCGTCCAGTATCTCCGGACGTTTCTTTTGAACCGACGGCCACAGATACGCGCGTTTCGGAATGTTCCGCAACTTCCACCCGAACTCGTGGACACCGGCATATACGACATTTGTTCCGACCTTCAAAAAGATCTTTCCTGTTTGCGCGCTGACTTTCCGATTCACCGAATTCTTGAGCCGTCCGGATCGCGGTTGCAATGTCGCGCGCGTGTCCGACGTCCGCCCCTTTCCCATGTACGGACCCGACAAGTGTTCCCGGTGAACGACACCGATGATCTTTTCTCCGCCGCGTGACAACACTTTCTTGAGTGAATCAGGAAACCGGCGTTGCCACCGTTTCAATTTCTGTTCGTATTGCCGCATTGTCAGTTTAGCAATAATTCGCCACGGACGTGTGGCCTTTCCTTTTGTGGTTGATCAATACGCGTTTGACCGGTTTCAAGAAATCATCCGCGACGATCTGAATCGATCCGTCGCCCATCGTCTTTGAAGACAAACCGTCTTCGTTGTCTTTCCACCGGTTGAACAGATATTTCAACTGAGCTCTAAATGCTCCGAGTACATCAGCGGGGATCGGCGTGTATCCGCCGTTGTAAACCAGTTTGATTTCAAGTGGCGATTCACCGAACACCGATCCGGCGAGGGTGATCAATCCGATCTCTTTGTAAAGGATGTAATCGCCGGACGCGATAAGATCCCCTGCCTCATAATCGCGATCGGGGTCGACGTGCAATGTCGTGATCGTGTTGATCGGATAGTGATGAACGAATAGTTTTGACGATCCGGTGCCGTCGTAGTAATCCGTGCGATCGCGCGCTTTTATTTCGCGCCGACAATACCGATTGAATTCGAATGATAATCCAGTAATGAACGATTGAAGTTGAACATCGAATGTCGTGTCCGCCGATCCGATCCGGAGAAATGGTTTCACTCCCGCGAGAGTGTCAAGGTCGTTCGCCGCGTCAACCGCCATAATTTACCCCTTTACATAGACGACGCGCCCCGATGTGGTCGTGTTGAAATTGCAAGAGGCGCACAGTCCCATGAAATCGCCGGATTTGTGTCGCGCGATTTGTTTCATACGTTCACCATGAACTATCAGGGAATAGATCGAATCTGTCAAGGCGTTGCCCCAAATGTATTCCCCGCCGAAATCGTGAGCGCACATGTTGACGTCGCCGTTCGGCAAGATGGAAAGTGTTTCAAGGTACTCGCACATGATCCGATCAGTCTGTTTGTACGCCGCGACCGTGAGATCCTCCGCGTGTTGGTTGTCGTACTTGTACGATACTCTCACTCTGCCGGGGAAATCGCCCCACAGATCCCTCACGCGATCCTCGATGTTGTCGACGTATGTGTCCGCCCATGCTAAACAGTGGATCTCCGCGTTTTGTAGATTCTCTTTGATCTCCGGATAGAACGATCGGATCTTCGCGACGGTTTCGTCGAACGGAAGCCGCGTCGTGTATTCGTAGGATTCTTTGTCGAATCCGTTGAACGATATCACCATTTCGTGGATCTTTGGCACGCGATCCATTTCCGCCGCGTTCGTGGTCATGATGATCGCCTTCCTCTTGTTTCGTTCCATGTAATCGAACAATTCGTCGCGTTGCGGGTGGATGAACATGTCGCCGGTGTTGTTGATGAGGATCCTCATGATCTGCGGGGCGAACATCAATTTATCCCAAATCATATAGAACGCTTGCGGTGTCATGTCGTCGCCGTCGTGTTGCCAAACCGGACATGTCCTGCACCGCGCATTGCATCGCGTCGTGACTGATATTTTCGCCGTCCTCACGATAGCAAAGTCTCCGCGATGATCGACGCCGGATAGTTCTTTGTCGGTTCGATCACGTCGAGGATGATGAACGGTTCCGGCATGTCGCGAGTACACGCGTTCAACGTGTATCGAATGAGCCGATCCATCGTGATAGTTGCACCGCGCCACAATTTCATGACTGCCGGCGGAGTGGGCGAAAAATGATTCGGACGCAAAACGACGATGTTGTCCATTTTCTTGGCATTCGCTTTCAGAAACGCTTCCGCGACGAGCTTCGACCGGGGGTATGGGTGCATGTCTTCCGGTTTCGGATGGTCGTCGACGTGGATCGGCGGAACGCGTTCGTCCTGATCCCCGATGTCATCGCCGAAGCAATACACATTTCCGGTCGACATATACACGAACCGTTTGATCTTCGCCTTGACCGCCGCGTTGAATACGGATTTCGTTCCGTTGACGTTCAACGCTTTGAAGACTTCCCAATCCGGCGCGGATGTTCGATGGGGAAACGCGACAAGATGAACAACGACGTCGACCTCTTTCATGACTTTCTTGAGTTCATCCGCGTTGAAAATGTCCTGACCGTCGCGCGCGTCGAACCCTACGATTTCGATTTCATCGGTGCTTTGAAGACGCGAACCGACGAACCCTCTTGAACCTGTGACTAAGATTTTCATGTTGTCTCCTTGACAAATAGTATATGCCGCATATCGGCTTGATAATGTGTCGTTTGAATCGATCGCATATCGGCGACCGTGAATCCGTTTCCTTTTACTCGATCAAGTAATTCGTCGATCGTGTCCGGCGAATATTCTTTCCAGTGCTCTTGATACGTTTTGTTGAAATCCATAGGGAGATCAACATTGTGATCCGCCGCGCCTTGACCGAACATCGGAACGGAAATAAACAACGCGCGATCGGCACACGAACAGAGCCAATCGAGGACGACATCGTGTCGACGCGGGAGGTGTTCAAGGCATTCGGTGCATATCACAAGATCACGGCGGATCGGATCGCGTTCGTCGCAACGGTTGAGATTCAAACGGATCGCCGTCGTGCCGGAGGGAAGTAGATTCGGTTGTTCCATACACGCGAACGTCACCTCGGCGTCGTATTCCCATTTGTAATGCAACGACACGAACGGAAAACCGGTTCCGACGTCGAACACCGATTCGATTATTTCAATCGGTAGATTCTGCCTTAACATTGTGACCGTCATTTCGAATCGTTGAATATGTCCCTCGAAATAATCGCGGACTGTTCGATCCGCGCTCGAGAGGATCTCGCGCACTTTGTGAAAATATGCTTTGTTCGTCACGCGTTCCCCCATTCGTTCCAGCGTCTTGTTATGATCTCCGCGAAATGATTCGCCGAAATGTCCCATGTTATGTCTTTCCTGATCCGAGCCGCGGCTTTGACCCCGCGTTTCAATGCGTTTTCGTAATCGTAATACACGCGTTCCATTTGCCGGATGATCGATCGGATCGAGGGCGCCGCCGCGTAGGTCGTGTGTTTCGGGCGTTTCGTTCCGTCCGGCAAGATCTCCGCCGTGTGAACCGGCGCGAATGAAAACTTCAAAGGGAATGCTTCATTCGGTGAACAGAAATCGACAGGACCCGACCACGGAGTATAGATACATGGAAGGCCGGTCGACATTGCTTCCGCGAGTGTCAATCCGAAACCTTCGCCCATCGTCGGGAATAGAAAACCGTGAGCCTTTTGATACATGTCGATCAATCCGCCTTTCCCTTCGAACGGAACTTTCCGCGTGTCGATTCTCACGTTCCCTGCGGCGAATATGCGATCGCGTGGCATTTCTTCCATGACCGGCTTTCCGCGTTTGTATCCGGCGATGTGTTCGCCTCCGGCCAATTGCGTCGTCTTCATATAGAGCAAGATCTTGCCAGCGAGTTCGGGGTGTTTGTTGTTGAAATGCCCCCATGCTGTTATTGCGTGTTGATATCCCTTGCGCGGATTCGACGCACCGACCCACAACCAGACGAACCGTCCGGACAAAGGGAAAGACCGGTCGACGTACTTGAATTTGTCGACCTCGACCCCCTCATTACACACTTCGATAGGAACGTTCGTGTAATTCGAAAACAGCATTTTGTTTTGCGCGCACGGAACGACGATCAAGTCCGGATGTTGTAACGGTTCGATCCAATCCGCCGGGAGAGTAGTACATTCGTACATCGTATAGAGGACATTGAATTTCTCTGGTATGGGAATAAACATTTCCGGCGTGACGATATGAACGGCGATGTCGTGTTCCTCATCATCGGTCACATTATGACCGTTTCGTTTCAACGCCGCTTGTAGCATTTTTGAATGCGTCGAATATCCTAACGCATTCCCGATTTGATCAAAGTTTCGCGCCCATTTAATTACTGGCGGGGGCATCTTTTTCTATAACATTCTCGCTCATCGGAAGCCGGGGCTTCGCAGTTTTGACGTCCGTTACTGATCCGCAATACTTACAGATGGTCATATTCGGATCTTCGAACTCTACTTCGCACGACGGACAATACCGAACCGTTTTTTTCTTAGCCATGATATCTCCTTGAAATAAAAACAGGACGACCCCGGTTTCGGAATCGCCCTGCAGAATCTTAGTTCATTGCACCGTTTAGCTTGCGGCGGTCACGATCCGCGAAAACAAGTTCGCCTTCGCCATTGCGGTAGCCCACCTCGTGAAAAAGAGGAACACCGTCTGGAACTCTTTTGACGCCGTGTACGGATCGACGAACAGGGAGAAATCCGTCAGCCGGTCGCCGATGATCACGCCGTGCATGTTGCCGAATGCCATCATGCCAGTATCAGCGGCGGAGTCGGATATCGTCGGAGCCTCCGCGACGTGAACGACATCGTAACCCCAAATGGACTGCGGCGGAGGGCCACCCGATCGCGTTTCCGCGAACATGTATTCGCCGGTGGTCGTTTTGAGTCCGCGCACGTATTCCCACATGATTTCGTCGTTCATCATCCAGATCGCGCCGTTGCGGTCTTTCGGAGGAACGTCACGGATCACACCGCGAAGGTCGTCTTCCAACAGTTCGGAAAACGCGGTCGAACCGGAAGCGAATACCTCGGAGTATCCAGCCCCACCGATGAGGATTCCGGACATCGGATCACCGGTTCCGATGAACACGGCACTATCGAGTTTCTGTCCGACGGCCTCGATGAACTGATCGAGCAAGATCCCGGCGATCCCGCCGTTGATCGCGGCGTCCGTGATTACTTCATTCGAAGCAACCGAGTATCCGTCGTAACGTTTCGCGGTCAACGTCACTTCGGCGAACGTCGGTTCGGTTTGCGTCGCGGCACTTTCCTCCGCCGTGATAGTAACCGAAACTTTCGTGAGTTCGGCGGGAACGGTCATCACGTCCGAAGTCATCGGAACGTGTAAAGCCCTCTGCAATGCGACCGATGCTTCCCGGGCATAAGCCAACATTTCGAAACGTTGAATGGTCGGGGTGAGATATCCACCCTCGGAATCGGTGCCTTCCTGCATCGCGGCTTTTCGCGCGGAGATTTCAAGCGGCGACATTTTGATTGACATGTCGTATGCGTCGATGAACGATTTGATCACGTCCATCGCGACATCCTTGTCAGCCCCCCAACGTTTTTCGATAAACGCGGCGTGTTTCGTTGCGCGCATGGGTCCGATCCGGAGTTCCTTCGACAGATCGTAGCCCTTATAGAGGTTCGTCTTTCCGCCGGTCGCGACGATAGATCCGGTCGCGCCTTCGTTTTCGTCGATCTTCGCGGTGCTGTTTTCCAGGCCGTTGATCTTTTCCTGCATCGCCTTGATCACGCCTTCGGTTTCGATCTTCGCCTCTTCCTTCGCGATGTTTTTGATCACGTCGTCGTACTGTTCGTTGAGCGCGGCGAGTTTCGCTTCGTCCTCTTCCTGCGTGATCAACATCCGTAGCAATTTTTGCTGTTCTTTCAGCAATACCATAGTTTCCATAATTACTTCCTTAAACGTTTTTCGGCGAACGTTCGTTTTCGTTCAAGACGATTCGGCTCATCGCCCTCGTCTATTTCGTCAACCGCATTCGCGTGTGACCACGACTCTATCAGACTTTTCCCAATAAGCGCAAGGTCTCCGGTTTCGCGTAATATCGTAGCACCGGCGTTTGCGGGAACAGGCACGGCGGAGACTTCGAGCAGCTCGACCTTTGTGAAGTGCATGATTTCGTCCTCGTCGATCAATCGTTCCAATACGATGAACCCTACCGAAAACGCGTTCAACGATCCGGAATCAAACTTCGCGCGGACGATCTGCGATCGTTCATCCTCATCGAACACGATCCGGAGCCTCATATCGACATCGGTGAGGTGTCCGGATATGGCGCGCGCGACCGGCAATTCTCTATAGTTGTGCGCCCATAGAATCGTCGGATTCGTTTTCAGATATCGCGGGAGTGATTCTTTCCATGCGCTTACCTCGATGATCTCGCGATCGCGGTCGATCTCGCTCGTCGATGCTATGATCTCATACACAGTCGAACCGTCTTCCGCCTTCGATCTCGACATCAATCCGAGCGCGTGTTTCATGTCTTCGCGATCAGTCGGTTCGGTTGACGCTCCGGTGATCCGGCGCGCGTTCGTGGTTTGATACTCCATCAATTCGTCAATCTTTGCCGGATCGACGATGGTGTCCTCTTCCACGCCAGATAGAAACGGCGTCTTTCCTGTTTCTTTTTTGAATCTGTTCATGTCGTTACTCCTTTTCATCATATATTGCTATTTCCGCACACCGGCAATTGATTACTTCCCCGGCCTCTCCGTCCGGATCGAGGGGGAACATCAATTCGTTTCCGTCGGCGGTGATAAACGGTTCGTCAATAGGAACTTGCTGTCCGTCCATGGGTTCGTGAGAATCCCGAACAACGTCGTCGTGGGTCGATATCCACATGTGGGCTTTCGGTTCGGTCGCGACGATCGCCATGTGTCGTCCGTGTGCATACGATCCGTGAACCTCTGTCCGTGCGATCGTCCGCGCCCTCCGGCGAATGTTCTTCATTGCGCCCTTCATTCCCGCGACGATCTCTTGAGCAAGTTGCGCCTCTGAGAATCCCGCCGCGATCGAATCGTCAACGATCCGCGCGAGTTTCAATCGAATGTACGATATCGCGTGAGTGTTGATGTCCGTAATCTTTGAACCGACACGCGCCGCCGCGATCGTCCGGATCATGGAATCGACCGGCATTCGAACGGATGTCTTGATTGACGAAATGCCGACATTCGCGGAATCGCCGACGTACCCTTGAATGATTCGCTTGAGTTCTTCCGTATCGAACATGTCATCGAGCCAAGTGAGATCGATCGGTTCGGCTTTCATTACGGCCTTGACCACGGATTCGCCGCCGACACGTTTCACCATCTTGCGGATGATCCGTTGTTCTATACGAAAGAAATATTTCCCTACGTCTTGCGAACATTTCGAAACCGTCGGGGATATCGTTTGAACGATCGCCAACCATTTCTTTTTTCGCAATTCCCTCACGACGATTTCATTGGGGATCAGTCCCGCCGTCACTCGCGTGACCGATTTCGGTTCGTCGCCCTCCGGTTCGGTATCCGGCAACGCGGGGAACATGTTCTGAGGTTCATTGCCCCACGGCACATCGGGGAAATCAAGGCCGAGCCGATCGTTGACGATGTTCAACGGATATCCCATGTCGACGAACACTTTCGCCGTCTTCGCTTTTTCCAAGATCTCCCGGTTCAATACGTCGATCGCGCGTATGTCGAAATACCCTTCATAACCACGGATATTGAGAAAATCCGTATTGAACTTGTCGGCGATCAATCTCATCAAGGGAATGAGTGTTTTCTTCCAGAATGCGAGATCCGACGACAACGCCGTCGCGTAGTTGATGTCTTCGTATAACTCAAGCTCCGGTTTCGGAACCTTGAATACCATCGAAACGTCTTCCCGGTTGAACTTCCTCAATTCGATAAACTGCATTTCTTTGTTTTTCGGTCGCATGTCCTGCGCCGTCATTCCACCATCGAGGATCAATGCCTTTTCCGCGTTGACGACACCGCGACGCTTCGCGATCAACGCTTCCTCGATCCGCGTCATGTCTTCGTCCTCGAGGACGGAATCAGCAGGGGAAGAAAATACCATTCCGACCGTGACGTCGTTTTCGAATATCACCTGATTGTATTTGATCGCTGAGAAATCGGAGAGGTTCGTCAACGTCAACGCCGACATCGGCGACAACCCGCGAAGTTTATTCCACGGATTGAAATGTTTCGGGAATATCACGGACGACGGAAGGAAGAAAAGACGTTTGCCGCCGCGTTGCAATTCCCATCCTACGAATTCGTTGTTGTAAAACTTCGCCTGGACACTCGTCGCCAGCTCCGGCCATAGGTACATAGGGATTCCCGGCGCGCGTTCGTCTTCCGGATCTTCGAACACCGGCGCGTCGCCCCATCCTTCAAGGTTGATCACGATGGATTGCCAGAGATCGAACTTCGACATGTGAGGATTGACGGTTTCGAATAGATCATACATGTGTCCGGACGTTTCGAATTCTTCCGCGCCGATCCGCCGGACACGGAAAGGAACCTGTGCGATGTTCGACGATTTCGCCGTGATCGCCGCACGTATGATAGGCAATTGTTTGAACGGTTCGATCAATTCCTCCTTCTCGTTTCCCCACCCGAATAGACGTTTCAACCCCGGGTCGGTTGGATTGTAGGATCGCTTCGCGTGAACCGCGCCGCCGCCGCCGGTCGCGAAGTTCTCAACCCTCCGCCGTATCCCGGCGCGGATCAAAGTTGATAGTCGAGCCGTTTTCATATCCATCGAACACCTACCTTCTTTTTATTGTCGACGTCCATCACGACATAGCGAAGTTGATCCATCGAGTGATCGTGTTCCTTCAATGGATCTTCCTTCGCTTCTTTGTTCGTCCATCTATACATAGACATTTCCTTGATCGTTTCGACGCAGTTTGACGTGATCATCAGCCGCGGCTTTTTGTCCGGTTGAACCTTCAATCGTGCCATGACTTTCTGTATGCCAATGCGAACGTCTTTCTTTGCGGGGTGTGTATTGATTTTCAGCTTACGCAATTCCGCGACGTCCTGCGCGTCGTGATCAGCAATTGACCTATATCGTAGTGGTTTTAGCACATCATTACCAGACTCGTCTTGTTTCTGTTTTCCGTCGTCGTCGAGATCCGGAATCATTTCAGTCTGTGAGTGAATCCACGTCGCATGATCTTCGAGCAACATTTTGTTTTCATAATGTTCGTTGTACATGATCAAACGACCGTCCGGATCGACGCACCACCAACCGCAAACGAAAGGATTCGTATATCCGAAATCGATTCCGCGCATACGTTTCCAGTCGTCCGGAGGAACGAACGGATCGATCACATGCACCGCCTTGCTGAATGATTTATAGATCACACCTTCGAATGCAACGAATTGACCTTCGATTTCTTGCGCGGCGAATTCGTCCGTGTAATCGTCCTCAAGATCGTCAACGAAATCAGCGCGCAACGTGATATTCTCCCGCGTCGACGCGTGAACGATCGCGTAATTCTCGCGTTCCTTTTCTTCGAATCGATTATATACCCAATTGAAACCGGCGGGGGTTGTCGTGATCCATGCGCGCGCGTCACCGATACGAAGTCGGCCGAGTAGAATGCGCCATAGATCCATTTTCATCATTGCCGCTTCATCCGCCCACGCCCAACCGAGGTTCGGTCCTCTCAATCTGTCCGGATTATCAGCTGAACGAAAATACACGGTTCGACCGCGCGTCCGCAATCGTTCATGCTTCGCCGAATACGAGTAAGACCAATGCAACGCGTCGAGGAACTCAAAGATCTTTGCTTGTGCGAAGTCTGTCATCATTCGGTAGGTGGGGGCGATGACCATTCCGTCCGCCGGTGATCGTTCGATCATCTCGATAGCTTTGTATGCACCGATCGCGGTTTTCCCTGATCCGACACCGCCGACGAACGCCGTGAATCGATTTGTATCTGTCAATCGGAGGAACTTCAATTGTGATTCGAACAGATCGAACGCGAGTCCTTCATCGGTCGCCGTTAGGAAATCGGGAATGTCAATCGCCGTCGACATCGGACATCCGGCGGATGATCAACGGAATCGGCGCGCCGCCTTCCTCTCCGGCGATCCGCGCCGTCGGCAGACCTTCAAGCCGGTTCAATAGATGACGGAACATCGGTTCGTCGATCTCGATGTGAGCTTTGTCGCCCTTGCCTATCGTCTTGACGACGTTTTCCCACAAGACGCGACCGAGCATTTCTTTGCGTGTGACTTGAGATTCTACACCGTCGACGGTCAATGTCGTGAGTTCTTCGCCTATCTTTTCTAAGATCTCGCGCATTGCTGAACCTTTGCGCGGACGCCCATTCGGATTGCCGGATTCTCCCGGCTTCCATTTTTTCACTGGATCAGGATTGCCCATGTCGTTTCTGTTCCTTTTCTGTTTTGCACCGTATCACGATGAAAAGGATAGTATTCCCGATATCGGATGTCAATTGCACGGTTTAGGCGTCTGACGATTGCCTGGGGGACGTGCTAAGAAGGAAAGACGTGTCTATGTATCACTTATGGATGGGTTGTTTCTTTTACGCGCGGAAATCGTGATTTTCTGCGTGTGAGAGCGTTTTTTGAACTCTCCGGCCGCGCGGTTTTCTGAACACCCAAAAGTAAGAGTGCATCTTTCTCGCGTGATTCTGATTTGTGAAGTTTTGAGGGATCATCGCCGTTTTGTTTAGCTTGATGAACAGATCCACGACGTTGAATCCGTGTTTCGTCGCGGCGTTGAATGCGTCGATATGTAGGAATTGGTTCTTCCGTCCGATCACGCAATCCTGACATTTCCATATCAGATACCCCAACGGTTTCAAGATCCGGCTAAACTCTCGAGACGAATCATCGTACAACGACCAGAGATCGTCGAGCGAACCGATCATCGTATATTTCGAATTCATGTGTCCGGATCTCCCGCCGCCGACCAGAAACGGAGGATCGAATATCACGGATTTGATACTTCCCCGATCGAAAGGAAGATTCCGGCAATCCGCCGAATGCTCGGGATCCCGAGAGTTGAGGTCGAAATAGAATCGCGGTTTCCGGATATCGGATTTATAGAATCCTCCGTTTCCGAACGTTGGATCCAGTTCGAATCCGTCCGGACAATGCAATTTGATAATATCTTTGAGGATTTCGTGTTGATCGAAATTGATTGATTGAATTACGTTTTCAAATAGAACGTTCAAGAGCAACCTTCGCCGGTTTCTTGCGGGAAGCCATGGCGCGCCGGTGGTGAAGTTCTGATTCCGCCCTCTCCGCCATAAGTTCACGTTTGATCAATCGGTTTTCTATCCATGCGGCGACGCGATCGTTGATCCGGCGGTTTTGTTCGTCGCGTTCGAAATCGACACGTTCAAGGTATGGCATCATTAGGCGTTCCGTTGTTTTCATTTCTGTTCCTTTGTTGTTCATTTTTTCGACACGAATTTGATCACGAATCCCATCGTTTCGCTATTCACCGGATCGCGGACACGTTCAACCTCGACGTGATCGACGATTTGAGCGGAGATCGCTAAGGTGTTGTTTTTGCACGTCAACGCGCGTTCGATTTTCTTTTCAACGCGGACGATCGCGCATGTGTTTTTCAACGTTGTTTTTAGCATTTTCGCAAAACCTCGAATCATTGCATTTCGTTCCTTCTCACGATCTCGACTTCCGTTCCCCATTCCACGACGACGATTTCGTTCGCCGGAAACATGCGCCGGAATGTATCAGCGATGAGCGAATACGTCTTCGGTTTGAATCGCCCTTTCACATGGATCATCACGATATCGGTCGTCGCGATTTTTTCTTCTTTGATTTTCTCGAACGCGAGATCGTGTTCCTTACCGTCGTCGGTGATTAGTTTCATATTCCCCCATGCTGACTTTGAGACTTTTCCGCGCCTTCAACCATCCGTTGTATGTCGTTCCGGCTTCGGTTTCTTCCCTCGCGGAAGACGCGTCGTCGATCGCGGCGGAATATTTCGTCAATTCGCGATCGCAATTTTTGATCATCATTCGGAAATCGCGCAACGTCCGCGCGACGCGTCTTCGTGTCATGTATTCGCCGATTTTCATTCTTGACCCCTGCAATCTTCGGGGCAATCCGTGACGCGATCGGGGCAGTCGTGATCGTGGACGATTTCCTGACACGTCGGGCAAATAGGATCGTCCGATCTATCTCCGATGATCTTCGCGTCGAGTGCGCCGTATATGCTGACCGGCGTTCGCGCGTTGAACGATATCGTCACGCGCCCGACCCACGGTCGACCGGAATAGACGACGCGATCGACGTATTCGGAAACGTCAATTCCGCCGATCTTTACATGTTCTTTTTTCGCGATCATGTCTTGCCTGATCTCGATTTCAAATTTCATTTTTCACCTCACCAAACAGATCAATAGAATCATTCCCGCAATGAAGACGATCGCCATAGCGGAAACCTGAAACACGACAAACCAATCGATCTTTTTGTTCATTTCATCCCCTTTCTATCGCCGCGAGAAGGAAGACACGATCGAACACCGACGATCGGCGATATACGCATTTTTCGAAATGCGGACGCGACAACGGAAATTCGTCGACAGCTTCCACGATATCAAATTTCCTCACGACCGGCACATAGAGCGTGTTACCCACGACACGCACGTCGACGACGATCGCGCGCGGCGGATTCGCGACGTCTTCATTTCCATACATTACGAATCGCCTTGACAATCTCGATTTTTATTCCGATTAGTTCGAACGCGATATCCAACATAAGGCACCGGATCGTGTTTTCGCCACCGATCGATCGCAAGTAATCGGTTTCTGATTCGATACACGTCCGGCGTTCGATCAACCTATCGAAATAATCTGTCAACATGTTTTTGATCATCCGTCCTCCCCGCAATATGGACATTCGACCTCTTCGTCGTCATCAGACAAGACGAATCCGGTTCCGTTGCAAAATTCGCATTCGTCGATCGTTTCGTCGAAATCGTCAAGGAAATCGTCGTCGACGTCCTTCGCGTAATCTTCGAAATCCTTGAAATCTTCGTTGCTCATATAGTCGCCATCGCGGTTTTGATTTCTTCGATCCGCGTCGCGAGATATTGCGCGACAACGAATTTCGGCATTTTGCAAAGAGTGTACCATCCGCCGGTTTCGTATCCAGTGACCGCGACCTCTGTCAATTGATCGATCTTCGCGGCGGCTTCCATCGCGTCGAGCAATTCTTTGTCGAGCTTGTTGAATTCGGCAAGTCTCGACGTGAATTGTTTTGCTTCGTGTTCCGTCATTTCTTAAACCTCCCGGCGACCGGGCACGTCGCCCAATGCGGTTGACCGTCGCGATCGACTGGCATGTTCTTTCCGTTCTTCGTTTTGATCCAATAGATCGGGGCGGAACATCCGCGACATTGCGACTGCGGCGTGTTCTCCGGTATTTCGTAATAGATTTTTTTAGCCACGATTGAATACGACCTCCCCCGGGAACGCGTGAACCGTGTATCCCAATTCGCGCATGATCGCCATTGTCTTGCGCGGTTCGAATGATTGCGATCCGAAATTGTTCGCGGCAACGATTCGGCGCGCGTCGAAATATGAGAGTTCCTTGTGTTCCGATAATTCCTTGACGAGCTTGTCGCGTTTCTTCGGGTTCAACATCGCTTCGATTGCACCGTCCGGCGCGCGATATTT